CTCTCTCAGATGCGAGATGATCTAGGCAAACAGGACTATGCTGCCAAGCTCTTACAACAACTAGAGGGAAAGGCATCGGCCCCCACTACCGATAAACCTCTAGAGTCCAATAACGATAACACAAGTGGCACAGTTACTGAGGGACATACCAACCTTGCAGTCAGTGAAAATGATTTAAAGAGCCTTGTCGAAAAGACACTAACAGAACGAGAAGAGCAAGCCACAGCTAACCAGAACATATCTTCTGTAGATAGTAAACTACAAGAGATGTACGGTACTGAGGCAAGCAATGTACTGGTGAACAAGTCTAAAGAACTTGGTATCAGTCTTGAACGTATGCAGAACTTAGCCTCTGAATCACCCTCCGCTTTCTTTACCTTACTAGGTGAGAAGCAAGAGTCTTTCAAGCCAATGACGCAAGGTTCAGTTCGTACTGATGGTGTCGCAATGCAATCCTCTTCGCAGCGTGACTGGTCTTATTACCAGAAGCTACGCAGAGAAAACCGAAACGAATACTACTCACCTAAAGTCCAACAACAACTTATGGAAGATAAGATGCGGATGGGTGATAAATTCGGCAATTAACTTTAAGAAAGGCCTAGTCAAATGGCAGGTATGATTTCCTCAAACACAGACATGCAACGTCTGATTCGTTCAGAGGTTTACTCCTCAGAACTCAAAGAGATCCTTCGGGACGAAATGCAAGCACAGCGTTATGTACGTATGCTTGACGGTTTCCCAGATGGTGACACATTCACAATCCCAACAATCGGTGAAACAACTGTAGCCGATTACACTGAAGATGCTGCTGTATCGTATGTCCCAATGGACACTGCAGAGTTCTCGTTCACTGTAGATAAGTACCTGCAGTCTGCTTCTTACATGACTAAGAAAGCTGCACAGGACTCGTTCTACAGCGCACAGCTTGAAGCACGGTTTGTTCCTGAGCAAGAACGTGCAATCATGGAGCACTTCGAAACAACAACCTTCGCTTCTCCTGAAGTCGGTGTTACTGCTAACTCTGCAGAAACAACTGATGGTGTTGCACACCGTATCGCTGGTGGTAACTCTGGTCGTATTGAGCTTGCAGACTTTGCATTTGCTCGTTATGCCCTTAAGAAGTCTAACGTACCTGATCGTGGTATGGTTGCTATCGTTGACCCATCCGTTGAGTACCAACTGAACACATTGACTAACTTGACTAACGTGTCTAACAACCCAATGTGGGAAGGTATTGTTCGTGATGGTATTGCAACTGGTATGCGCTTCGTTGCTAACGTCTACGGTTTCGATGTATATACATCTAACTACTTGAAGGCTACTGTCGCAGACGCAGCACTTCTCGAAGCAGATGGCACAACAGCCCAAGACTTCTCCAGTAACAACGGTGTTGCTAACTTGTTCTTCTCCTCTGATGCAGGTGCTAACCCATTCGTGGGTGCTTGGCGTCAAATGCCTGAGGTAGATTATGAGTACAACAAAGATTACCAACGTCACGAGTATGTAACTACTGCTCGTTACGGTGTTAAGAAGTACCGTCCAGAGGGTATCGTTTCAATCGTATCGAACCCAGCTGTATAATACTACAAGGGTGATCCTTCGGGGTCACCCTACCCTTGCTCTAGGAGAATACATTAAATGGCAAACGTAAATCACTCAGCACTATCTGACCCATATCTCCATGAGCCTAAGGGAGCTTCCACAGCTGCCGCAGGTGACGTTTATGTTGCAGATGGTGCAGGCTCAGGAACATGGGAAGACCACAGACGTTCTGTAGTAAACCTGCACATACACGACATCTCTGCCCCTACTAGCATGTACGTACCTATTCCTTTCGGCGGCACAGTCAGTCGAGTTACTTCCGTTATGGCTGGTGCTATCAGTGGTTCAGACGTTGTACTTACAGTAAAGAACTCTTCTGCAGCAACTATGGGTACTGTCACTATTACCCAAGCTGGTTCGGCTGCAGGTGATGTAGACTTTACTAACCCTTCCACTAACAACACGATTACTGACAACGACTACATCCTAGTAGAGGGTGATGGTGGTGCTACTTCTCATGTTGATTGTGTTGTCTCAATCGTTGTGGAGCATACATAATGAAAAGAACACTCCTACAGATAGTCCAGAACATCCTGTCCGATATGGACTCTGAGGATGTGAATAGCATTAGTGATTCCATAGAAGCTGAACAGATTGCTTCTGTGGTTCGTGATGTCTACTTTAACATGGTATCCACTCGGATGATACCTGAACACCAAGAACTTCTTACACTGACAAGTCTCTCTTCTATTGCTCGTCCTACACACTTCATTATCCCTGAGGATGTAAAGAAGATTGAGACTGTACAGTATAACATCTCAGCTACTGGCACTGACTTCCGTACCTTGAGGTACTTGGAGCCTATTGAGTTCCTTAGCTTGAATGCTGAGGGTGACGCAACTATCTCAGTCAACTCTGTTAACGGTAACGTACCTGTCTTGATTCGAAACGACAAGGCTCCTAATTACTTTACACTGTTTGATGACGAGCATGTTGTTATGGACTCTTACGATAGTTCTATCAGCCAGACACTAATCTCTTCTAAGACACGATGCTACGGACAGAAGATCCCTGCATTCACAATCAGTGATGGCTTCACACCAGACGTAGATGAAGTATTGTTTCCTTACCTCATCGCTGAGTCGAAGTCAACATGTTTCTCTTTGTTTAAGAATGGTGTAGATCAGAAGATCGAACAGGCTGCACGTAGGCAGAAGTCTTACATACAGAACGACATGCACAGACTCAAGCAAGCAAACAAAAGGCGGCCCTATGGTAGACGTTGAATTTACTGTTAACAACGACAAACAGATCTTAACCGCAAGATGTCCTGAGAAGTCTAGTACAGCTATTCATGTCAAGAAGACCCCCGGTGGTTATAAGTTCTTCGAAGTTCATGTCGAAAAAGGCAAGATACCTAAAGAGCTAAGTGGTAAGTACACTTCCATACTGAGGGCTAAGGATGCTATCCAGAGATACTTTAATACATTAAGCCCTACTAAAGCTGTCAAACGTGAGGCTTTCGGTAAGGACTTTGAGGAGCGGAAGAAACGAAATGCCACAGAATCTAACTCAAAGGGTAGTTAATACTTTCATTAAAGGTCTGGTTACTGAGGCAGGGGAACTTACGTTTCCACCAGATGCTTCTGTAGACGAACTAAACTGTGACCTTCGTCGTGATGGCTCTCGCCGTAGACGTAAGGGTATTGCTAAGGAAACTAACTCAGTACTGTCTACCTTTACTGTATCAGATGCAGCTATCACAACTACAGGTACATGGTCTAACGTAGGCGGTCAGTCAGGTCTAGAGTTCCTAGTCTTTCAGAACGGTGCTACACTTTACTTCTACAACAAAGCTGAGGCTCCTTTCTCAGCTAACCAAGAAGCCCACACAGTTAACCTTGCTACATACGAGACCTCAGGCGGTGTAGGTGCTTCAGAAGCTAAGTGTACATTCACATCCCTCAAGGGTTCCTTGCTTGTAGTATCACCTTCTATCAATCCCATCTACATAGAACGAGACAATGTAGCAGAGACCTTAACAGTTACACAGATCGACTTCCGTACTCGTGACTTCGATTGGCAGGGTGACACCTCAACCTACTTCACAGATGACTCAAGCCCCTCTGATGAACGTAAGTACGATGCACAGAACACCGGGTGGAACACAGGTAACGGTGCTCCTACAGACCTCACAAAGCGTCTGACACATCCTTGGTACTCAGGTAAAAATGCTACGGGTGTCTATGATGGTGCTGAGTGGGATAAGATCTACACTGGTACGACACTGACTGGTAACGGTCACTACATCCTAGACTTCTTTAATAAGAACCGTTCTAGTGCTTCAGGTATCTCAGGTCTTACAACTGAGGTAGAGACTAGCAGGTTCTCTGCTATAGCTAACTTCTCTGGTCGTGCATTCTATGCAGGTTTGAACAGTGCTAAGAACACAGACATCATTCTGTTTAGCCAGCTGATAACTGACTTCAATAAACTAGGTGAGTGCCTACAACAGAATGACCCCACCTCTGAGTATATCAGTGACCTCTTAGACACAGACGGTGGTACTATCAGGATTGCTGGTGCAGTAGGTATTAAGGTTCTCTACGTTATTGATGCTTCTCTCTACGTCTTTGCTGATAATGGTGTGTGGCGTATCGAAGGTATTGATGGTGTGTTTACTCCTACAGCCTTTGCAGTTAAGAAGGTTACAGACGTAGGTATCGTAGATGCTAGTAGCTTTATTGTTGCAGATGGATCACCTATCTGGTGGAGCCGCAACGGTATTCATACCTTAGACTTCGATGGTGCAACTGGTCGCCCTGTAGAGAGTAACTTAACACTTGGTACTATCCAGTCTTATTGGGACTTGATCCCTAACGAGTCTAAGACTAAACTGAAGACTTCCTTTGACAGTGTGAACAAGAGAGCTTATTGGGCTTGGCCCGATCAGGACGAAGGTGTTGAGCCTAAAGTTAACAACATCCTTGTACTTGATGCTGCTCTACGAGCATTCTACCCTTGGTATATTGAAGATGCTGGATTAAACACAGACTGTGTTATAGACTTCGAGTTCTACTCAGGCTTCGGTGCTAGTATCTCTGCACTTGATGTAGTAACTACTAACGGTGATGATGTAGTAACAACTGCAGGTGACGATGTTATCTCTCAACAAGTTGCAAACGTAGCTACAGGTTCCCCTGCTATCATTGCTATCATTAGAGACAATGCTACAAACAAGATCACTATGGGTTCCTTTAGTGGAGATGACTTCCTAGATTGGGGTACAACAAACTACTCCTCTTACACAGAAGCTGGTTATGACTTCATGGGTGACCTATTGCTTCAGAAGACTGCACCCTACGTGACCACCTACATGCGACTAACAGAGACTGCATGGGAAGGCAACGAAGAAACAGGCTACCAGCCAGACAACCCATCGTCAATGTTCGTTAGTTCTTTCTGGGACTTCAAGAGTGCCTCGTCTAGTAACCCTCAACAAGCCTATCGCTTCAAGCGTATGCCAGTAGTAAACTCTAGTAACCTTCTAGACTTCAACCACCCTGAATCAGTCATTGTTACACGTATGAAACTACGTGGCAAGGGACGTTCAATGCGTATTAAGTTCGAGAGTGAACAGGGTAAAGACTTTATTCTACTAGGCTTCTCAGTCCTAGGTGGAGTAAATAGTAAATTCTAACTAGGAGACTTCATGTCTTACACAATACGTGACGCTAACCATAGTGACATCTTAGACATTACACTTGCTGGTAAACAGTTCTCTAAAGAGACTAATCACCCAGCCTTGAATACCTTAAACCTAAACAAGGTAGCAAACTCCCTACAACAACTGATCGACAGTGACGTAGGCTTCGTTAAGGTTTCTTGCTTTAAAGAAGAGATCGTAGGTGCTATTGCTGCAGTAGCTATGGAACTACCTATTAACGATTTAATATGTACTCAAGAACTAATGTTGTGGTTAGACCCAGAACACAGAAACGGTAAGACAGCCCCTAAGTTAATTGATGCTTATGTAGAATGGGCAAAGGGACTAGGCTGTGACTACGCAAGGTTATCTGCACTTGATTGTGTTCTAGATGGTCGTGCCGGTGTCCTATTCAAACGAAAAGGTTTCAAGCCAATCGAGACCGCTTACATAAAGGAATTGTAATATGGCTGTATTTACTGCTATTGGTGCTATCGCAGGTGCTGCTATTGCTGGTACAACAGGTGCTCTCATAGGGGCTGCTGTCGGTCTTTCTGTAGGCATGGGTGTTAAGTCCATGAAGAAATCTAAGGCTGCAATGGCTGACGTTGCCACTGTTACAGAAGAGATTACAGGCATAACTGAAGAAGCTACTGCTGTAGAACAAACACGAATAGGTGTTCAAAAGGAACAGATAGCTACACAAGCTGAACAAGAGAAGCTAGCTGTACGTAGAAGTCGTAGGCAGGCTATCCGTGAAGCACAGATCCAACGTGCTCGTGCTCTTAATGTAGCCTCAGCTGCAGGTGCTGGTGAAAGTTCTGCAGTATCTGGTGGCACAGCTTCTATCGGTTCTAACCTTGCTTCTGCACTAGGCTTCTCCTCTCAACAGTCAGGTCTCTCAGAGAACATCACAATGTTACGTCAAGAAGAGGCTGATCTAAGCTCTCAGATTGCAGGCCTCTATGGTCAAGCAAATGTTCTACAAGCACAGCAAGGTGTAGCCCTGTCTCGTGCAGGTATGTACTCAAGTCAGGCATCTAGTTTCTTCGGAATGGGCATGAACATTGCAAGTATCGGTAGTGGTTTTGCTAAAATATAATACGTAAGAGGAAGACCTAAATGGAAAACGAAGACCTCACGTTCATTGAGTCTGATACTACTCAGTTCTTAGATGACTTTCAGACACAGGAAGAACAGGACACTTCTATAAAAACAGATGCTGAACTTGATGAAGTATTCCTAACCACAGGTAATCCTCACACAGACGTTGAAGTTGCAAAGAAAGACTTTGTAGATCAGAACAGACCACTGCAGTCCTATGCTATGGAACGTCTTGAGTACTTAGATGTAGATCCTGAGCAGTTCCAGAAGAATGTAGACAAGTACTACGAGAAAGAACTTGACTTTCTTGACTCTGCACAGTTCTTCTACGAGCAGGCACTAGGTCTTAAAGACACAGGTGTAGAGCCTGTTGATCTTCGGATTGCTTCTAACAACCGTATTGCTCAGAGTGTAATTGAGAAGTACCAAGACAAAGAAGAGACTGGTGCTCTTGATGCCATCTTAGACTTCGGGTCTATGGCACTACACGAGTTCGTTACATCTCCTAAGACCCTCTTGACAAAAGATGAGCTTGAGGCTCTAGGTACTGAGGTTCTTACTAACAAGATCAAGATGACACCTAAAGAGTTCGGTCAATGGTTCGATGGCTTTGCTGAAGACTACATGAGCAAAGGCCCACGAGATGATAGCTCTTGGAGGTTATCACAACTGAATGAGATTGTCAACAACAATGGCTTTCGAGCTGCGTCTGACAAGGGTATAACTAAGGCTTTTGCTCTGCTTGATGCAACAGGTGTAGGTACAACCGTTGTTCAGGTAGGTAAGGCTGGTACTAAACTAGCTATCAAGACTGCTAAGAAGAAAACACTGACTGGTCGTGTATCCTCTAACGAAGGCCTAGATGCTGGTGCTGATGCAGCCGAAGAGGTGTTGAACCGTCGAGTAGACCCTGAGGTTACCTCTGATGTAGGCCCAGCCTCTCTGAACCCACACCTTGACGAGGCTCTTCCTTCGGAAGGGTCTGTGTCTCGTCGCCTTCAAGAGAACCGTGTTGTACAAGAGATCAAGAAGATCTATGAGAGTAATGTTGTAGGTCGTGTACTGCCTAAGGCTGATGTAGAACGTCTTGCTTCTGAGGCAGGTGTTCGTATGAAGCAAGCCTTCAACAACCCTGTGTACAAAGCTGCTCAAGTGTCTGATGAGATCGGTAACTACAAAGTTACGATGCAATTCGGTAGAGCTACAGATGGTCAACCCTATAAGCCTACAGCTGCAGGTACTCCAACTGCAGGTGCTAAGGCAGCTGCTCAACGTATGCAGGGTGAACTTGTACCAGTAATGGACGGTGATGATCTTAAAGGCTTTGTTGTACAGAAGAGTGAGAACCTTAACCTCGCTAAGGAAATACCCGGCATTGAAGATGTATTCGATGGTGCCATGAAGCTAGAACGTAATGCCTTGCGTAATGCTATTGATTCATTCACCTACCCTATTGGTCGTGTGTTTGGTTCTGCAGCTACTCGTGGCCTTGAACGTACTACAGAGTTAGCTAACTTAGGTGAGGGTGCTGCAGCTGCTCTAGGTAAGGTTGTTAAAGATGCCTCTAAGCCTATCCAAGCCCTTAACAACACAGACCGTGCAGCACTAGCCTTCATTACCCGTGGCCTGCGTGACAATCCTCTTGAGTCAGCTAAACGTGGCTGGTACGATGACATTACTTTCTCTAATAAGTATGAAGAGTTCACAGGTAAGAAAGCTACACCTAAAGTGATTGATGCCTACAATGCTCTTGTAGAAATCAGTGATGCTTCCTATCTCCTACAGGCTTCTAACATCATGCAACGGTATGTCCAGAAGGGCTACCGTGCTGTAAAGCTGCCTAATGGTTTTCGTGTACCTGCTAAACGTCTTGCCAATAAGGGTAAGGTTCCTGAGCAGGCTCGTATCATGGACATCTTTGATAACCAGATCACCTACAAAGAGTTTCTTGAGAGTGGTACAGAAGTCTGGCGTCTAGATAAACCATACGAAGGTGTAGAGTACGTTATACGTCCCTCAACAATAGACTCCTTAGATCCTACAGATGTCCTAGGCTACAATGCTGGTGGTCCTCGTACTAACCCATCTGCTAACTGGTTTGTTGTTGCAGGTGACTACGAGAAAGGTCGTATCAAGACATTCCTATCTGCCTTCACAGAAGAGGAAGCTCTTAAAGCTGTCACTGAGATCAATACAATCCGGGCTGCTCGTGGTTCAGAGGACATTGACGAGATCATTAAGGCTAACAACTCTTGGAACCCAGACGTTGAAACTCTGGAAGACTTCGAGTTGTTTGCTCGTGAGAATAAGTGGGACTTAGAGACTCAGCTTAACATCCAAGTGAAGGAACGTAACGTATCTGTTAATGCTGTAGACGGTGAGGATGATGTCTTCAACGGTATGTCTACTGCCGACTTCATTGAAAATGACATGCGGAGAAGTGATAGAGTACTTCCTCACTACGGTGGTGGTAAGACTACAAACTACGACCCCGCTTCTAATGTTGTAGCAGGTATCAACAGTGCTATCAATGACTTTAGCTACAGAGCCTACACTATGAATGCTATGGTAGCATGGGTCAAGAAAGCTAAGGGTATCTCAGGTATTGAATTACCTAAGAACATACCTTCTGATGATTACTTTAACTTGTTCATGAATGCTAAGTTCACAGGATCAGGTAAAGAAGTAACTCGCATGAAGGA